GGATACTCGCGTGGCGGCATTCAATTGGTACTCACAACAGTTAGAAGTGGCAACATCGGAGAAACAGTAATGGAAGCGCTCACAAATATTATTACGGTCGTAACATCTATTGTTTGTATTGCTAGCATTGTATGCAGTTTAACCGAAACTCCAAAAGACGATGCCCTAATTGGAAGGCTATACAAGATCGTGGAGATTGCGGCGTTGAATATTGGCAAGGCAAAAGAGTCCAGTGCAAATGTAAAGCCAGTCGAGATCACGAAAGATGCCAGCGAAGAAAGCAAAGGCTAGAGAGGCAAAAACTTCTAAGCCAACCACACCTACAGCATTGGCTTTAAAGGCTTTAGAGCGCATTGCGAAACATGAAAAAGAATGTGGTGAGCGTTGGGCAGAATGCACTGTTGAGCTTAGAGAGCTTAAAGAGGCGAGCAAAGCTCATGCAGCTCGATGGGAAAAACTAGCTTGGTTGGTTGTAGGTACTGTTCTTACAACAGCTTTAGCTGGATGGGTAACCGTAATATTAAAGTAAGTTATGCCATTAAAAAGATTTAATTTTCAAGCAGGAATAAAGAGAGAAGGCACAGCCTATAATAATGAAGGTGCTTTTTATGATGCCTCATTTATTAGATGGCGTTCTGGTCGCGCAGAAAAGATGGGCGGATGGGCAAAAAAATATAATGAATCAACATCTACATTTATTGGTATTTGTAGAAAAATACACCAATGGGTTAATTTAAGTAATCAAAGATATTTGGGGCTTGGTACTAGTAAAAAGCTATATCAGGTGCTAGGGGATTCTTTTACAGATGTAACGCCTTTAAGAACTACAACATCTGCTGGAGATGTTACCTTTGCGGCAACTAATGGGTCATCAACATTGACAGTAACAGACTCATCTCATGGATCTGTTAAGGGAGATTTCGTTACATTTAGTGGAGCTGCTTCATTAGGCGGAACTATTATTGCTGCTGTATTAAATCAAGAATACGAAATAGCAACAATCGCCAGTACCAATACTTATACAATTACAGCAAAAGATACTTCTGGAGATGAAGTTACAGCAAACTCTAGCGACTCTGGAAACGGAGGAAGTTCTGTTGTTGGCGCTTATCAAATCAGTATTGGACTAGATATTGCTGTTGCTGGAACAGGATGGGGTTCTGGTACTTATAGCGGGGGAACATGGGGTAATTCAGAATCAGGAATGGTTAACTCCTTAAGGCTATGGGATATAGATAATTTTGGCGAAGACTTTATTGCTAATGTTAGATCTGGTGGTATTTATTATTGGGATGCTACTAATCCAACTAACAGAGCTTTACCTTTATCCAGTCTTTCTGGAGCATCTAATCCTCCTTCAGAGTGTTTAAACACCATAGTTTCTACTCAGGATCGCCATGTATTAGCAATAGGATGTACTCCTTTTGGTGGTAGCAACATAGATTTAATGCAAATCAGATGGTGTGATCAAGGCAATGCAGCTCAATGGACTCCTTTGACAACAAATACTGCTGGAGATTTAAAGCTATCTGCTGGATCAGAAATAATTGGTGCAATTAGAGGAAGGCAGGAAGTGTTGGTTTGGACGGATGTAGCGCTATATAGCTTACGCTTCATTGGTGCGCCATTCATATTTAAGTCTACATTGATTACAGAGGGCGTTAGTATGATTTCGCCTAATGCGGCTATTAATGCAAACAATGTAGTTTATTTTATGGATAAACGTAATTTCTATATCTATACAGGCGCAGCTCAGACACTACCTTGTACTGTTCTGGGTTATGTATTTGATAATCTAAATCAACAACAGGCAGAACAAGTGTTTGCTTTTTCTAATGCAGCATTTAATGAAGTAGGTTGGTTTTACTGTACTGGAGAATCTACCTCGATAGATAGCTATGTCACATATAACTATGTAGAAAAAGCATGGTCTATTGGAACACTAGAAAGAACGGCTTGGGATGATGCTGGCGCTACATCAAGTGTACCGCTGGCAACTATTACATCTAGTGGTACAGGTTATGTGTATAACCATGAGACAGGGTATAACGCAGATGGATCAGCAATGACTGCGTATTTAGAAACCGCTGATTTTGATATAGATGATGGAGATCATTTCGCTTTTGTTAGGCGCTTATTGCCAGATGTCGAATTTATAGGAACCAATGATGCGCCAGAAATAACCTATACGCTTAAGTCTCGTAGTGATGCAACAGGCACATTATCTACTCAATCATCAACAACCGTGACTAACTCAACTAATTATGGTGTCTCTAATGTAAGAGCTAGAGGCCGACAGATGCGGGTAAGAATGGAAAGTACAGATGTAAATAATGCTTGGCGTTTGGGTGATGTTAGGTTGGATATAAGGCAGGACGGTAGACGATGAGTAGTGAAGGCGCAGAGTTCAGATTGCCGCTTGAGTTTCCTCCTGCTGAGTATGATGAGCAGTATATGCAGAGGCTTATTAATCAATTGAGGTTAATATTTGAGCTAATACCATCGCCAACAGAAGTTGAAGATGATTCGGCTACAAATGCGTGGTTTATGTCGTAATGCCTAGCACATATATAAATGCGATCAAAACATTAGACTCAACGTCTATTACAGATATATATGAGGTGCCTCAAGGTAAGACTGCGATACTTAAAACGATTAGTGCCTATAACACTAATGCTAGTACGGCAACATCTTTGATCGTACATATTTATGATAGCACCGCAGATGCTACGACAGAGTTTGAAAAAACCGCTTCTATAGGCGCTGAGACTAGGCAAGCGTACTTAGAGAACGGTGAAGTAATAGTTTTGGAATCTAAAGATAAATTAAGAATGACAGCAGGAGCGTCTAACTACTTTGATATATTTGTCTCAATACTTGAGGTATTATAAAAGTGTTTAAACGCTTGCATATAATGGAGGTTGTATGAACAGCTCATTTAGGCCACGCCAAGCACCCATGCAAAGACAGGCTGAAAGGCTTGCGGATCAAGGTCGTTATGGCGATTCGATGATGGTTCATATGAACCCAACGGAGGTTCAGGTATTAAACCAGATGGCCCCCGGAGGCTTGACTCGCAACCCGCAAACAGGACAGCCAGAAGCGTTTGCATTTTTAGCTCCGTTAATAGCTTCAATGGCTGCTAAAGGTGCTTTAGGCGCTAAAATGGCATCTTTAGCTACGTTAGGCGGAACAATTACTAGCCCTATTGCGGCTGGAGCATTAGCGTCAGGTATAACCACTACAGCTCAAACTGGCAGTCTTGAAGAAGGCATTAAGTCAGGATTAATGAGTGGCCTTATAGGTAAGGTTGGCGGTGATTTAATTAAAGGTTTGGGCGATGGCGCTTCAGGGGCAACACAACAAATAGCTGATACTTCTGGAGTTGCTGGCGGTGTATCTAATGTTGCACAAATGTCTCCTGTTGCTGCGCCTCCTGTTGACCAAGTAAGCTCTTCTGTAGCAGATTTAATGGGCGGAGCAGAACAGGCGCAAAATCTTAACTTAACTTCTGCACCAAGTCCTACAATATCGTATGGCCCTGACATTGTAGATGCTTCTGGCGTAGGTGTAGCATCATCGTTGCCTTCAGACCCAGTTACTAGTCTTCGGCCTGATGGCGGAATGCTTGCCGGTATTGGTGATATGGGCATTGGAGACATTGCAGCTCCAATGCTTCAAGGCGCTGTTACTTCTGATGCAATTGCTATGTATCCCGGTGATGGCGGTGATATGGAAGAAGAAGAGAAGGAAGATTTTTATCAGGAAGTAAGACCCGGAGACAGAGGGATACAGATGCCCGAAATGGGTTACGATGCTGGCAGAAGCGGTGAGTTTGATTACTTTGCCAATCCCTTCCAAGTAATACCTGTTGCTAAAACAGGCGGTCATGTAAAGAAGTTTCAAACTGGAGGCCAGACAGATGAGCCTATACAGTTAACTGGGCTTAGAGGTTTTGATCAAGTAACTCCTCCTCCTAGCTTTGATTTTAGCTCGTCAAACATTTATGGCCCAGCTCCAGTAAATCA